AGCTATCTGTGCCTTTACAAGAAGAGCCTCTAATAACTCTGCTAAAGCTATTCATAAAGACCCTGAACTAGCCTCTAGACTAATGTATAATATCATGACTATTCATGCTCTATTAGAGTTCGTACCATTAGAATACTATGACCCAGAATTAGAAAAAGAGGTATTTAGATTTGAGCCAACAAGAGATGCTTCTAACCCTTTACAGCTAACTCACTTAATAGTAGAGGAAGCTACCTTAGTAGGATTAGACTTATGGGAGTTAGTATTAAACGCTTTACCTGCTTCTTGTCAAATCATATTCGTAGGAGATATTAATCAATTACCTCCTGTATTTGGCCCTAGTATTCTAAACTATGCTATTACTATGCTACCTGTTATTGAATTAACTCAAGTATACAGGCAGAAAGAGGGTAGCCCTATTATTAATAATGCCCATAGAATCTTACAAGGATTATCCTTAGAAGAAGGAAGGAATGAAGAAGGAGCATTACAGATAGTAGAAGGAAAGCATCCTACAGAAGTAGGCCAAGAAAAGATGGCTCAATCATTAGCCTTAGCTTTTAAGACCTTCTATAATGTAGGTAAGTATGACCCTAATGAAGATATTATCTTATGCCCTTATAACAAGCAAGACTTAGGTACTTCTAACATGAATTACCATATTGCTTCTATCTTAGATGATAAGTTTCAAAGGGTAGTATATGAAGTAATAGTAGGCTTTAATAAAAGATACTTTGCTATTACAGATAAGATAATGTATAATAAACGTGATGCTGTTATTATAAAAATAGAACCTAATAATAACTACCTAGGCAAACAGCCTAAGCTTCATTCATTAGCCTTATCCAGATTCGGAGAGTACTTACTACACAAACATCATAACCCTGATGAATTAGAAGCCTTATCAGAAGAAGATGAAGGGATAGTAATAGATTATTCTTCTTTCAATGTAGATGATATGCTTGATAATACAGAGAAGAAGATGCAAGCTTCTCATAAAGTAACCATTGCTTATGAAGATGGTAGAGAAGAAGTATTATCAGCAGTAGGAGATTTACAAGATAATGTTTTTACCTTAGGCTATTGCTTATCCATCCATAAGTCTCAAGGTTCTGAATGGCGGAGAGTGTTTATTATATTCCATAAAGACCAAACTAGGAACTTGTCCAGAGAGATGCTTTATACAGCAATTACAAGGGCAAGAGAAGAAGTATATCTTATATCTAAGAAGTACTTATTAGACAAAGTAGTTAAGATGCAAAGAGTAAAAGGCAACACATTGAAAGATAAGATAGCCTATTTCAATGACGGCTTAGAAATTAAAGACAACTCCCAACTAATGAAAGGCAGAAACTAAAATGTCAACTACTATTAATTTAGATGCTCAATCATCTATTAAAGACTACGAAGATAGAGTATTCAAGATAAAAAGAATTAATCGTGAGAGCCAGTACTATCCTAAAAGAGCTAGGTTAGAAGGAAAGTTCTGTAAGACTACTAAAGGAGGAGTAGCTTTTATAAATTTCCCTGAGAAACCTTCTGATTACTTAGTAAGTATATCAGGAGACTTATTGTTAGATTCTAAAGTAATGCAGTCTTTAGAAGGTAAAGGAATAAACACAGCTAACTCATCTATTACCATCTGGGCAGTTGAAGTAGAAGATGTAACAGTAGAAGAAAGAAAGGCCTTTAACAGTAAGCTATTAAAAGAAGGGATATTAGGATGAGACTTCTAATAGAAGTAATTAGCTGGATGTTCGTAGTATTTTTTCTATTACTAATAGGCTTCTTTGTAGGAGAAAGATATGCTATCAAATCCTACTACCTAAACCTTAACATAGCAGAAGGAGAATGCCAAGTAGAAGTACCTTCTATTACTAAGGGAGAGATTCATTCTTATACAGGTAGGTTTATAGTAGGAAAGAAAATTCCGACCTTGCAAAAATTCTAAAAAACAGGTAAAATTATGCAAATGTTAAATTACTCTATACAATCCAAAGCTAATACAGATATATTTATCCTACTAACTATCTTCTCTATTCTAAAAGAAGTAAACACCCTAAAGGAGATAAGAGCTTCTAGTACAGGGGAAAGGAATAAAGTATTTGATTCAGACTTTAATAACATAGTAGCTTGGTTAGGAGTAAAGAAAGAAGATAGTAAAGAGAATGAGCTTAGGAGATATACTTGTTCTTCTCTTATTAACTTCAACTCTATAGTATCCCAAGTAGCTAATGCTACAGGGTATTCTGTAAAGTATATTCATTTGCAATATATTATATACCAAGCAACCTTCATGCCAATTACTTTAAAGGAACTCTAAATGATGCAACCACAAGATGATACAGATGAAGAACTAACCAGTCCTCCTTCTACTACCTATGATACAACTGTACTAGCCATTAATGCTGATATGACTATTGATGAAATCTATCAGACGTTACTACTAGAAGAAGAAGTTATCTTAGAAGTAGATGAAGGCGTAGCAGATGATATTAGAAAGTCTCTTACAGCCTACAAAGCTAAGGAGAATCTAAAATTAAAAGCTAAAGGAATGCCTATTGATAAGAACAAGCTAGACTATAATACTCTAAAGTCTGCTACAATAGGTAACATTAGATTACACATTACCTTACAGAAGCCTAAGACCTTCTCTATTAAAAAGATAGAAAAGCCTTCTGACTTTTAGTAAGTATTAATTAAAGGAGATAGTAATACCATGCCTACACTAGCTGAAATAATAGAAGCTAAGAAAAGAGAAAAGGAACTTCAATCAGATGGACAGTTGCCTGCTATCATTATTAGTAATAGTAGTAACCCTTCTGATGTTGTTGATGTAGTAGAGACTAGCACAGAAGTAATGGTCTTATCAGAAGAAGATATGATGCTAGATGAAATAGATTCTACTATATTTAAACAGGCTACCTTAGCCGCAGAAGATATAGTACCTAGAATCAGACAGTTGAGTTCCTTATCAGAAGCAGACTTACCTAATGAGATGAAGCTATTAAGAGACGCTCTTATGGCTAACCCTGCGGCAGTATCTCTTATGATGCCTGAAGATGTAGGCTTATTAGTAATAGCCCTTAGGAAGATTACTCAAGAAGCTGTTATTGCTTCTGCTTCTACTCCTTCTGGTAAGTCTAAGAAAGTAAAAGCAGTAGTAGTAACCCCTGAAATGATAGCCGCAGTAGAAGACTTTTAATATAATCAAGAGGAGATTGAGGTGGGGTTAATTAATACACCAGTATATAAAATAGATTCTAATAGCAATCTAGTAAAAGAATACCATGACAAGAAACAAGTATTCGTTCAACGCTTATCAGAAGATGAATTAGTTTCTCTAATGATGTCCGCTAAAGATGCGTTAAATACTAAGTATAATGCTAATATGCACATAATTGATTCTAGGAGTCTAATCTCTAATCAACTTTTAATGGATACTACTATGGGGTTTAATACTCCTTCTAAAGTAGCCAAGTCTCACTCTGAAATAGCTGAAGAAATTATTCAAGGGGCTAAGAAAGAGACTAAGTCTCGTGCTGATAATAGGAGAGGGCTACTAGATACAGTAGCTTCTTTTGTATGCGTAGATAGGAATAATTCCTACGGAGAACCAGAAGATTCTTTCGCTTGTATAGCAGAACTAATCAATGCTTATTTAAAACCTAAGTATAAAGATATTAACCTATCAGCTTCTGATGTAGCAGTATTACTTACTCTATTAAAAGTAGGTAGGCTAGCTTATAATAACAAGCACATGGATTCATGGTTAGATACAGCAGGATATGCTGTATGTGGAGCAGACATAGCATCTAAGACACGCAAAGAATAGTATCATGATAGTAATCAAGGGTAAAATGATAGTAGTAGCTAAGAGGTGTATTAAGTGTGGGCATGGGTTTACAGGCATTCATCCTAATTCAATTCCAAATGAACGAGGAGTATGCGGATGGTGCGAACCTATTACTGTACGGAAAGCACCTTCTAATCAAGAGACTAGGAGAACAAGAAATGAGATTAAACGTAGGAATCGTAAGAGCCGTAGCATGGGGTATCTATAGTATAGTAGCTTTCTTAATACTATTACTTCCTTTAATGTTACTAACTGCTAATAAGGCTCATGCTTTATCATGCTTCTATACAGGAGCAGATGGTATTAAATACTATAAGCAAGTAACTAAGACTAAAACATTAGGTACTGTCAGCTTAGTAAAGCCATGTAAAGATAAAGTATTATTAATGCCTTATCATAATAACAAAGGGATGAAATTATATATTAACCCTTTTAAGAAAGCAGATGGCTCTATTGAACCTAATGACTGCTACTATGTAGTAGTTAAAGATGGTCAGCTAGTAGCGTATGATGCTACCCGTTCTACGGGGGATGGTAGTAGCACATATTGCCCAACTGATTAGTATTTGATTGTTAGATAGGTGTAGGGTTGAAAAAGTAAACCGTTTACTAATACACACCTTAGTATCTAGCCTGTAGCACATAAGATTAAACAAGGTGAGAGAGCTTATATTTAATATAAGAGTCAGGAGACCAGCTGACAGACCTTATGTGTTATGGAGTAGATATTAAGAAGGCATTTACCCAAATAGAGCTAGCATTAACGAGCTGATAATCGCAAAACACAAAGGACAATCATGAGTAAGATAATTAGTGTAAGTGCTATTGAGGCGTTACAAAGATATACTATTGACCATCGAGGGTTGCCATTTATTGAACAAGATGGTAATTGGATTGCTCATAACGACCTCCGCGCCCTACTAGACACAGTGCCTAGTGTAAGTGGTGAGGCTGAACTAGGTAAATATATAATAGAAGCAAAGGACAATCATGAAAAACAAGACTAAATTAATGAACATAAAAGCAGAACTACTAATGGCTATAGTAAGACTAAGAACTAGTAAGAAGTTCTTACGAACTAATAACTTAGTACCTCCTTCTGCTATTGCTATAGTAGAACTTGACTCAGCTATATCTGATATAGAAGATGCTATCCATCATTTAGATTTGATATTAGAAGCAATGTAGTATCCCTTCAATACTCTCTTAGCTCAGTTGGATAGAGCAGAGGACTCATAATCCTTTGGTCACTGGTTCAAATCCAGTAGGGAGTACCATTTAAATAAAAGGAAATTACCTTGGATAGTAGCTACATATACATAAGCTCTTTACCAGAAGACCATCCTTTTAGGAACACTAAATTAGGATTGCTAGAAGCAGAGTATTGCCCTCCTAATAGTACCTCTTACTTTAAAGTATATCCTGCTTTTACAATAGCTAAAGTAAGTTACAATAAACTAGGCACTGTATGGGTGAAAGACCATATATGGAGAATGCCTTATGATAAAGCAATGGAGTTTATAAATGAGTACAAGACCTAGCATTCCTATTCAAGCAGAAAGATTATCTCATTCTACTATGGATATTCTGCGTACCTGCGAAAGGAAATTTCAGATTGAAAGACTAATGTCAGTAAGGAAGGATGACCCTACTGCTCATACAGTATTTGGTCAAGCTTATGGAGTAGCAATAGCTTCTTATCTTATACACAAGGATGCAGATAAGGCTATCTATGAACTATGGATGGCATACTATCCTGTATTAGAATACGATAAGAAATCATTAGCTTCATGTATTCAACTATTCTTATGCTCTGTTCAGATGCTTAATAATATCTTACAGGAATATGAGGTAGTATCATTCAATGGAAAACCTGCGGCAGAGTTATCCTTCTGTTTGTTTTCTGATAAAGACTATTACTATGTAGGGTACATGGATATTGTATTAAAGAACGTACTTACAGGTAAGTATCTAGTATTAGATGCTAAAACTACTGGGTTAAAGCTAAAAGAACTAGACCCTTTATATAAAAACTCTGGACAATTAATAGGCTATTCAATTGTATTAGATGCTATTGTAGGAGAAGAAGTAGCAGAGTATGATGTAGCTTATTTAGTAGGGCAAATGACTGATACCTTTATGCCAGAAGTTAAGCTATTAAGGTATAGTAAATCTTTATTAGATAGACTTAATTGGTTTATATCACTAGGTCTTGACATTGAAAGATTAGAAAGAATGAAAGAGCTTAATGTGTATCCTATGAGAGGAGGCTCTTGTTTACAGTTTAATAGGGCTTGCCGTCATTTCGGTACTTGCCAGTTACATTCTCAGGATGTACACAAGCCTTTAGTAGAAGACATAATTGAATATGATTTTTACTTTAACCTACAAGAACTAATAGATAACCATGTACAAAGGATTAAATTATTATGATGAACCTATATAACCTAATGAAAGACAGTAACCAAACAGGTAGAGTTATTGATATAAAAGGATATATGAAAGTATTCTATCACTCTCCTTGTGTAGATGGATTAGTGTCTGCCGCTATTTTTAGTATGGCTTTAGAAGATAGTGTATGCCATTCAGCCACTTATGTAGGAGTTAACTACGATACAGGAGATAAAGTAATAGAAGAAAAAGTAGAAGACGGAGACACTGTATTCTTCTTAGACTTCTGTCCTTCTATTGCAGTACTAGAAATGCTATCTCATAAGGTAGATATGCAGTATATCTTAGACCACCATGAGACATCCTTTGAAAAGCTAGAAAGAATGGGAGAAGTTCCTAGTACTTGCTTCTATCTAACTAAGGAAAGGTCAGGAGCAGGTATAGCCTATGACCTTTTACTAGACGAGAAGAAGTTCTATTTAAGCAATCGCCATATGACTAATATAGTTAATCATGTATCAGACTATGATACTTGGCAACGGCGCTTACCAGATACAGAAGCTTTCCATGCGTATGCTATGGCTACCTATGATACTATTCTGTCTGTGATACATGATTTTAAAGCTTTGCAGGATACCACATTCCAAGACTTATTAAATGAAGGTAAAATTATTCTACGCACTAGGGAGAGCATAGCAAAGAAAGCTATAATAGATAGTGTAATACTACTAAATATTAGAATGCTAATAAAAGGGACAGTAGTAAAACAGAAAGCCTTCTTAGTAAATATACCTCATGAGCTTTCTTCTATGGTTCCTGATTTAATATTAGATAAATACGGTTCTCCTGAAACAGAGCCTCCTATTATTCTATGCTATAGAGTTGCAGGAGATTACATACAATACTCTGCTCGTACTCAAAAGGGAAGTAAGATTACTGCCTTAGATATAGCTAGGAAGTTCCAAGGGGGAGGGCATGAGAATGCGGCAGGCTTTAGAGTAAGGATTGGCAACTCTCATATACATTCATACGTTGTAGGAACATGGAGATTATAATGGATAACAGACCTTCCATAAGTATGTACACAGACGTAGATACTATTAACCTATTCTTTATGGTAGAGCTATGCCATGAACCAGCTTTATGTGCTATGAACACTCTTACTATAGGGTTTCTTTGCTTTTATATTCAAATTACTTGGAGTGCTGAATGAGACTAACCGATGCCGCTATGGCCACTAATAAACTAATCAGAGACAATCACAGTATCCTAATCTATGGCCCGCCTAAATCAGGCAAGACTAGACTAGTAGCTACTGCCGCTAAGAATCCTTCAATCAATAGGCTATTCTGGTTTGATGGGGAGAATGGAGCTTCTACTATTCGTAACATGGGATTAACAGAAAGTGAATTAGCAAAATTCATTCTTTACAAAATCGCTGATACAAAGGAAAATCCTTATTTCATTGAGACTATGTTAAAGGTAGTATCTTCTAAAACAAAGCTTAGAATATGCGATGCTCATGGTAGAGCTACTTGTCCAGAGTGTAGTAAGATACCTAACTATGCAGGAGAAGACTTCCTTCTATCTGAGTGTACTCATAATGATTTAGTTATCATAGACTCAGGAAGCCAGCTAGGTAATAGTGCAATGAATGCTTCTGTTAAAGGTAAGCCTGACTTATACAAGCCTCAGTTTGATGACTATGGTAATGTAAGGAAATGGCTATCAGACATTCTATCAGTAGTACAACAAGCGCACCATACTAACTTCATTGTTATTACCCATGAGCTATCTGCAGATGGAGAAGATGGAGTTGAAAGATTATACCCTCTTATGGGTACTAAGCCTTTCTCTACTGAAGTTAGTAAATACTTTGGTACAGTAGTATACACTCATTTTAAACTAGGTAAACATGCCGCGGCTAGTAGCTCTACTTTCAAACCTAATATCATTACAGGTAGTAGATTGAATATTAGATTAGAGAATTCACCTGAGCCTACTATGACAGACTTATTAAAGGAGATTCTATAATGGGACTTTTGATTGAGCCTGATTTATTATTTAGTGCTAATGGTAAACCTAAGCTCAACAAATTAACTACTAAAAGCAAAGCAAGAAAGAGAAATTTCCCTACTAGGAAAACCTTTAAAGGAAGGACTCCTTCTACTGAGCAATATGTAGAAGCTTATTATACCCTAAACAGAAACACAGAGACAATAGCTTTTGTAGGTAGCTAATGTAGTATTACAAGAAGTACACCTACTAAACCCTTCGTACATTAGCTTTCGTTAATCGTACTTTCGTATGTTGATTATTATTATTTAAAGGAATTATTATGACTACAGATACAACAATCTTAGATATGGACGCTTTATTAGATGAGACATTAGACACAGTAGCAGACGTGCCTGATTATGTTACTCCTCCAGAAGGCGTATATACTCTTAAAGTAAGTAATTGTGAGTTATCATCTCGTGAGGATAAGACTACTAAAGCTAAGACTTCTTTGATTGCTATTACCTATGAAGTAGTTACTACTCATGAGGTTAAAGATAATAAAGAACCGCCAGTAGCTAATGGCTCTTTATTTTCTGAGCGCTTCCAAGTAACAGAAGATGGTAAGGCTTATTTCAAACGTGCCGCTAAGAACATACTACAAGTATCGTCATTAGACGGTGTATCATTGCGAGACATCTTTGCTACATTGAAAGACTCTCAAGCAGTACGTGCAGTAATTACTCATAGTGAATCAGCTAGTGCTGATGGAGCTACTAAGTACACTAACTTGCGTATTCGTATTGTAGGATTAGAGTCAGCTCAAGTTTAGTAATGTAAAGTAACACGATAGCTTTTTATGTAAATAGAAGGCTATCTTATTTATTTTAGAACTAATTAAAATACAAGGGTATCTCATGAAAGTATTACTTAACTTCGATGTAAATCAAAAAGCATATATACCTAATATTACTTTCGCCTTAAAAACTAAAGGCCATGAAGTAGCAGGCATAAGTAAAGAACTAACTAAAGAGACTTTAGTAGAGTATGCTAATATGACAGGTAGTCAAGCTGTAATGGTATGCTCAGAAGCCACCCTTAGAAATTTAGTATCTTCCCCTAAAGCTACATTAGCTACCTACAAAAGCTATTGTCTCTGTGTTTCTGTTTAGGGTATAATAAGCTTCTACATATTGCTCAGTAGAA